ATGTAGTAGAAGAGTTGAAAGAGATTAATCGTAAATTAAGCATAATAATCGACGAAGAGGTTAAATAATGGGATTTGTAATACAAGACCCGATATCAAGAACAGGCGCAAGAGTATCTGACAAACAAAGATTAGCTACAGAAGCGCTAGTTTTAGAGGAACAAGACGAAGCAGCAGTTAAAGGATGGAAGTTTAACGTTAACACTGGCAGCATAACTCTAACGAATGCGACAAAAACTAGCTTGTTTTATATAAAAAATGATCTTGATTACGACATAGTTATAGACAGTTTAATATATAACCTCGGCAATACTACGGGTGGAAGCGGTGATGTCAAGATTGAAGTGCTGAGAAACCCCAAAGCTGGGGACATTATTACTAATGCTAATGATGTGGAAACGGGGCCAGCCGTATCAGCAAACGAAAACTTTGGCTCAACAAATTTACTCTCAGGCAGTTTTTTCAAAGGTGCTACGGGGGAGACAGCTTTAAGCGAGTCTGACGGTATTATTGTTAGCACACTTAGTGCAGATCCAACTGGAAGGATAGCCCTTTCACGACTTGATTTAGTCTTGCCCAAAGGCACAAGTCTGGGCGTAGACTATACGCCTCCTTCCGGCAACACTAGTCAAGCGGTGCAAATAATTGCAGCACTCCATGTGAGAAACCCCTCATTTGTCGATATTACAATATGATTGATGTCGGAGTGGTCGGAGGATCGACACAAACAAGAGCAGTAGTTAATCCGAGGGGGGTTTTAGTCACCGGCCCGCTAGCCTTTAGTAGTTTCTATACTGCAACAACTACTACTAATAACGTTGCTGTAAATCTAGTCGAACCTAAAGCTGGATACGATTTTATTCTTACAGGCATTATTTTAGCGGGCGATAGAAACGTGGGAGTCAACGGTGCTGTAACTGAGGTTTTTGAAAACGAAATAGGGCCGACTGATACGACTATCACAAAAAGCATATACATTGACGAAATCGCAAAGCAAACAAGAGCAGTTCTAACTGGACTAAACATTATTATCACGTCGGGTAGATGGATTAATGTTGTTAGTGACGATGTGCAAGTTAGAGCTAACATTGGTGGATATTACGTTAGAACAATCTAAAATTACTTTAGGAGATTACTATGGAAGATGCTTACATTATTGCTGAGGTCGGTTCAAATTGTCTTAAGTACAGGACCCTAGAAAAAAACTTGGCGCTTTCAAAAGAGCAGATAGTTAGTGCAAAAGCTTGCGGCGCTGATGCTGTGAAATTCCAGTTTTTCAAATACGAAGAGCTTTACGGCCTTTCCGCACCTAAAGACTATGACCGCAAATTTGAATTACCCTATGAAATGATACCCAAGCTTAAAGAGTACTGTGACCATTATAGAATAGATTTTTTATGTTCTGCATTCAGCACTTCTGGATTTAAGAAGTTAGACGAATATGTAGGGATGCACAAAATCGCTTCTCCCGAAGCTAAGTGTCCCGGCATTGTCGCAGCAGTTCAAGCATTAGGGAATCCTATCATTATCAGTAACGGGTGCCTTACGTTCGAGGAACAATATGAACTTGTAGGTTCTGATGCTTGGGGCGCTGATGATGTTATGCTTGAGTGTGTAAGCTCATACCCTGCAAGTGCTTGGGATTATGACTTTTCAAAAATTATGGAAATTGCTCGCACGTTTAATATCACGTGGGGAATTAGTGACCACACCACCGGCCATTTAGCTGCGTACACAGCTAGAAAGTGCGGTGCCACATACTTTGAAAAACACGTGGATCTTGCGGCTATTTCAGCACCTTCGACTCCAGATACTTGTGTGAGTGCTGACAGATACATTTTCGAAGAATATTGTGGGAGGATTCGAGAAATTAAAGCATCTGATTATGATAAGTCAAAAAAAGCAGCATCCAAACTATATGGTAGGGATAAAAGTTGGTATCGGCCTTTACCGAAAAATGAGATCTAATGCCTGTTTATCGTCTTCACAAATTCCAGGAAAAAGCTTTTCTAAGTAGAAAGCCGATAAGGTGCATGGTTGCTGGCATTCAATCCGGCAAAACTATGACCGGAGGAATATTTCTTGGAGCTGGTCAAGCTGACCTTAAAGAAGATGAAAATATGATTATGTGCGCTCCGACGTACAAAATCTTAAACCAGGCAACAATGCCGACATTTCTAAAAATGTTTGGGCATTGTGGCAAGCTTAACAAAGTTGAAGCTGTATTTAAGATCCACGGCGGCGGAAACATCTTCATACGTTCTTTGACAGATCCCAATAGTATGGAAGGTATCACCGACGTTAAAAGGATATGGTTAGATGAAGGTGGATTGATAAGCAGATACGCATGGGAGAATGTTATGGGTAGAGCAGCTTATAGAGAAGCGCCTGTACTTGTGACGACAACTCCTTATGCTCTTAACTGGATCTATAGAATGTGGGAGGACTGGAAAAAAGGCGATCGTGACGACGTTGACTTTATCCAGTTTCGTTCTATCGACAATCCATATTTCCCGAAAAAAGAGTATGAAAGACAAAAAGCCATTTTGGATTCTCGCCGGTTCAACATGAAATACAACGGCGAGTTCGGGAAGATGGAAGGGCTTGTGTATGAAGAGATTAATCTCGTCCAAGCGAAAGAACTTCCTGCCGGGACTAAATTCTTCGGTGGTTTAGATTGGGGTTTTACTAACCCCTTTGCTTTGACAGTCAGAGCGATAACACCGTATCGCGAGCACTATAGGATAGCCGAGTTTTACAAGTCAGGCTTGATTATGGATGAGGTGATAGACGTTTGTAGGGCTAGAATGAAGATGTTCAATATTGAGTTATTCATTGGCGACCCTTCATCTCCCGGCTCGATTGCCGCTCTTAATAAAGCTGGTATTCCGTGCATTGCTGGGGATAACAGAGTTAGAGAAGGCACAGATCTGCAGATAAAACTAATAAAGGAAGAACGTTTCTTTATCTTTGAAAACGAAAACCCCAATGGCGTGGATGAGTACAACAGTTACCATTACCCAGAGCCTAAAGACTATAAAATTGATGAGAATCAGAAAGAACAAGAGCCCGTGGACAGCCACAACCATGGCATAGATGCTGACAGATATGTTTCTATGCATTTAGAAAATGCTGAAAAGCGCCATGGTGCTGATGTTCCAACAAATAAAATACCTACGGATACCATGAGAAGGCTAGAATGGCTTAAACGTGGTGGGAGTAGTCGAGACAGAATTGTGATATAGGAGTTATTATGCCGGTTTATGAGTTTTTTTGTGGAAAATGTAATGCGATCGATGAAGTAGTCAGGCCAATATCTGAGTCTTCGGCCCCTTATATATGCCCCGATTGTGGCAGTGAGACATCGAAACGGATATCAGCGCCTAACATTCAAACGGAGGGTGAGCAAATTCCTTACCTCCATCCAGCTTTCGGCACTGTGCTGACAGATAGACAGGCAAAAGAAGAAGCGAAGAGAAGAGGATGGGTCGAAGTCGGTAACGACAAACAAAACTCTATTTCCCCGCCGGAACGAAAGGAATATGACATATGAAAGCAACAATAGTAGCACTGATACTTAATATTGCTATTAGCGCTAGGGGGATGGAGCCAGAGCAGCCAGAGCCCATGGACACTTCCCTAACGCATAGGAGAGAGTCAAGAGCTGCAGATAAACACTATCTTGCTAAAATTATGTGCGATTTACTTGTACAGTTTTATTACTTGGGCGCTACAGGGCCAGAGATTAACGATATTATTGCAATAGTTCCGCGAAATGCGTGGGAGTTGGTGAAAAGAAAAGATGTGCAACAAGCTATGTTGGAAGAAGACGAATTAGATTATACAAAAGTCCAAGACTTGCAAGAAAAACTAGCAACCAAGCTGGAGCAGCGGTTTAGTTTGATCGAATTAGCTGCTATCATTGCTCGGCTGGAAGACAACGGTGTTAGCGAGTATTTATTAGACGGATCAATTTAAAGGTTTAAGCTATGCCTCAAAAAGATGGAAAAGGTAAGATCGACCCCATTCGGGGCATACAAAACGAAGGAAAGGTCGACACGAACGAGCAAAGCGAGAAAGATAGAGCCACAGTTGCTATGGTCGAGAAACTGTTCACTCGCTACAAGCAACACCGAATGGCATACGATAAAAATTGGGTTGAAAACTACAAGATGTTTCGGGGCAAACAGTGGAAAGAGGCCCGTCCAGCTTATCGAAATGACGATGTGATCAACTATATACATGCAACGATACAAGCAGTCGTTCCCATAATGACAGACTCGCAGCCCAATATAGAGGCAGTGCCAGAGAACCCAAGCGACTTTGAATTCGCTGAAATTTTGACGCAACTACTCACAAGTAAGTGGGATAAAGATCAGTACAATCAGGTTGTTGCCGAGGCTATTGTTGACTCATTGATTTATGGCACTGCAATATCTGAGCAGCCGTGGAACCCTAACAAGGCAGACGGTTTAGGGGATTACGACTTTAAAACAGTCGATCCTATGTATTGTTACCCTGACCCAAGAGCAAGAGATATTAATGACGAAAACGGGTTCGGATTTATTACTGCAATCCCGACAGATCTGGCAGAAGTTAAACGAAAGTATCCAGATGTTGCAGACTTAATTAAATCCGATCTTGCTGATATCGACAGGATAAAAACAGCCAAGATGGAGATGGATGACTATCGTATCCGATCCGCTACTGACAATTTAACATTGGTCCAAGGTGAGCGTCCGGCCGATGATGTGCAGTCTGACCAAGTTTTAGTCATTACTGCATATCTAAAAGATGAAACCCTGACAGAAGAAAAGATCTTAGAGAAAGACGAAAAGGGGAAAGCAAAAACAAAGTATCGGCAACGGAAAAAATACCCTAATGGTCGAAAGATTGTCATAGCAAATAAGATACTTTGTTACGATGAAGAGAACGAATATGTTGATGGTAAAATACCATTTTGCAGGCTAGTCGACCATATCATACCGAGAGAATTCTGGGGTGAGGGTGAAGTGGATCAGCTTAAAGGTCCACAGCAAATGATAAATAAATTAGTTAATTACGGTATGGACGTGATTAGCTTGATGGGTAATCCAGTCTGGAAAAATCCCACTGGCTCAGGTGTGTTTAGTGATTCAATAGTAAACCGCCCAGGTTTAGTTATTGATTACAATGATGGCTATGAGCCGAGGCGCGAAAGAGGTGAAGACATCCAAGGCTCCCTCTTTGCGCTACTAGACAGACTAGAAAATATGTTCGAGCGTGTTTCTGGTGTGAATGAAGTTAGCATTGGAGCAGAGCCCAGGAACGCTTCTGGTATTGCTATCGACTCACTTAGAGAAGCGGCTCAAACAAGAATCCGTTTAAAGTCTCGAAATGTGCAAGCTTGGCTAACTCAAGTCGGGCAACAGATGGCTTCTAGGCTTCTTCAGTTCTACACAATTCCTAGAGTTATAAGAATCACTGACAATCAAGGCGCTAGTAAATACTTTGAAATAGCTATCGACTCTGATTTTGATGAGTCTGGAGAAGAGCAGTACAAAGTTGCAACGTTTAGGCAAATGGAGCAACAAGTTGACCCAGAAACTGGCGAACAAGTTATGGTGCAAAGCCCAGTACAGCAGTATGAAATTAAAGGCAATTTGGATATACGGATAACAACAGGCTCGGCATTACCATTTGCCAAAGCTCAGAAAAAACTGGAAGCTAAAGAACTGTATCAACTGGGCATTTACGATGAGGAAGATCTTCTGGAAGATCTGGAACACCCAAGAGCGACAGTTGTGCTAGAAAAACTAGCACAAAGAAAGGCTCAAGCAGCCCAGGCGGAGCAAGCAGCAATGATGGGACAGCAGCAGGGACAACCCCAAGCGCCAATGGACCCATCTATGCAACAAATGCCTGGCCAAATGCCAGCATAATCTATATATTACCACTGCTTACCATTACTTCCCCTTACATTACTTCAAAAACGTAATTACTTGATTTTGTAAATAATCAAGTCCTGGAACCAATGATTATAAAAAAGGTTAAAAAATGAGCGAAGCAGCAGCAGCGCAAGAGACAACAACGGAAA